AAATCTGATAGTGACTGCACCACATTTACATTTTTGTATGTATTCTATTTTCATATATGTTCCATTTTCAAAATTTCTGGGGACAGATATTCTTGTAACTCCAATTTGCGTATTGGGACAAGACAATCCAGATGTTTAGCGTCCATTTCTTGCCTATTCTCATCTACCCACATTAAAGTATCTTTACTGCTACATTCCGGACATTTGTCAGCTCCACATGGAAGAAGCATTTGTGCTCCACATAAGACACATCTTACCCAGTCTCCGTGCTGCACCCCTTCGTATGTTCTTGTTTTCATATTTGTCATTTTATCATTTACAACTTTCACTTCTTCGCTCCACAAACGTATCTTATATATCGGAGTGATGCCGATCAGAATACCACTATCTTTGCCCCAATATTGAAGTGTTTTGGACTCAATTTTATGATGCAATTCTTGTATTCCTCCTTTGTTTCTGTCATAAGGAGAAAAATCAGATAATTTTACCGTTTTCATTTTTCTGGATTTTCAGCAGTTTCTAAAAGACATTCATTGCCCTCAAAAGGAATGCAACAATCCCATAATGTTCCATTAGAACATTCGTACTTATAAGGCAATCTATTATAATCGTCCACAATTTCCCTTGCAAACAAACTGATATTCCATTTTTTATTTCCTTCTTTTCTTACCAGCACTTTGTCAAACGGCTTAAACTCATATTTCGGTTTTTCTTCAATTCCGAAGAAGCGTTTCAAATACTCTTTAGCTTTAGGTTCTTTGCTTGCCTTTAATGCGTCAACCAACTTTTGTCTTTCGGACTCAGTGGCAAATCTGTATTTTTCTATCTGATTTTCCCAAGCAGATAAACCATCTTCTATTTTAAGAATACCTTTTTGATTTAAAGAGGCATAAAAAGACGTTAAATATTTCCCATGTGTATTTAAAATAAAGATATAGCTACCATCTTTATTACTTAACACCTCTCCATCTTTAAACGTAGTATATTCTGGAACTTCAAGAAGGAGTCGATTTGCGCTGCTAAGTGCTTTTCCTGTAGCAGAAAACCAGTCTGCCGATACAGAAATCGAATGAATTACAACCAATAACGGACAATTTGACGAATTGTCTTCATATACTATTTCCGCTCTATTTTGTCCTTTCTCTGTCACAATACGACCTGCTATTTCCCCTATGTTTATTTTTTTCGCCGTTTCTAAATCAAACGGAATTGTTGCTGTTCTCTGTTCCATGATCTTATTTGCTTTTATTAGTTCCTAAAAGATGCTCATTTCCTTGGTATGGGATACACTCTTTGTATCTCAAACCTCCCAAGCATTCATATTTATATTCTTCTTCTCTTACTCTGGCAAATAAGTGTAGATTCCAATTTCCCAAATTGCTTGCTCTCACCAAGACTTGATCGAATGGCTTAAAATCGCATTTCTTTTCTTTAGTCAGCAAGTATTCGTACTCACTTAGATATTGTTTTATTATTCCTGCTTTTTTAAGGTTTTCTGTATTAGCAATTCTTTCAGCAAAAGATTTTTTCTCTTCCTCTGTGGCTAATCTAACATACTTGGATTTATCCTCACCACACACACTTGTCCATATTGGAACTTCTTCAGATGTAATCTCGCCATATGCCGATATACCATATATGCATCCCATATCTCCTTCTCTATTAATAATACCATTATATATAAATGGGTTCCCAAGCGTGCTTATTAATACATCTCCTTTCTTAAAATACGCTCCAGCCTCTACTTCCAATTCCAGAACGTTGTTGAAAAAAGTACGACCTTCTGTATCGGCATATATAGCACTTATCCCAGATTCATCTTTTTTTACAAAAAGTAAATTATAACGATCTGCACAGTCTTTTGACTCATATACAAATTCTATTTTAATATTACCAATTAATACTGAACCTTCTATTTCTCCGCTTTTAATTTTTCTCGCCGTATTTAAATCAAACGGAACAATAATTGGATTTTCCATATCTTTTTATTTTTAATTATGTAATCAATAAAACAAGATGGGTTACTTAAACCCATCCCAGTTGTTTTGCTATTCTCTCCATTTCGTTATATGCTATCCTATGACATCCAGCGGTTAGCAAATCGTTTTCGTACCGATTTAGACTCCACTGGTGACCGGTGATGTCCTCCACCAGACCGTGCCGAAACTCGGCGCCCCGGTGCATTGCCGACACAGCCCGCCACAGTTTTCTGGCTTCTGCTATTCCAATCTTTATCTGTTTACTTGTCTCAATAATATTTCCTTTTATACGAATCCAGGCGTTAGGTTTTTCACCAGGAATATATAAAGGTGTATTCAAGAAATTGATTTCTCCTGACTTCCACTCTTCCAGTTTTTCATCAAAATCCTTGTAACGGGCTTCTTCTTCCTTTCTTAATCTCTCTAATTTTATTCTTTCTCTTTCTTCCTCACCCTTTCTCCATCTTTCAGATCTTTCTGAATACTTAATCCATGTACCTTCCCCGCAAACTTCATCAACAATCACATTTACGGTCCCTAACACTTTTAATCCTTGATGATCCAATAAAATTTGAAAGATGCGTTTTAATTCATGTACGTGCTTACGCTTGATACTATCTCCGCTCTTGGATAATTCATGATTGGTTCCAAGCCAATCATTAGCACTCTTTTTAAGGATACTCTTAGCAGTTCCCATGTTAAAGAACTGAATGTAATCCATCATATTCCCAAAAGCGCCCCAAATATCTGTATAAGATAATTCTGTTTTAGCTCTTTTGTATTTTTCAATAGACCTCTTAATTGATTCCAGTTTGCTGGCAACAAACCTCATATTACCAGTATCCGATATATTATCCCCTACACTGAAAACCATTGCCCAAGTTGGTATCGCATTACGAACATAGCATTGATGTTTGCTCGTGGTAGCAGAATAATAATCTTCATTTATCAGGTATGCTTTCTTCCCTTGTTTGTTTTTTACTATTCTCCCGACTTCAAAGTGATGCCCATAAGAATAAATACTTGTACCTACAAAGAAGAAATTGCTCCCTGATGCTGATTCTTCTTGTTCATGAGCCCACAAGTGAGCGACCATTGAATTGTTCATATAAATATCTTTTTAATTGTTTAACTTACCTTTATCATATGACATTCTCTTTTCGTATTTTTCAATACGTTCGGTTATCATATCGCAGAAGACTTGCCCCTCTTTTTCGGAACCTCTGAAGTAACTAATCATCTTCAGGATATTCCCGTTAAACTCATGGACAAACTTGTTATAATAATGTTCACCCATAACTTTCCCGTATTTTCCCATAAACAAATCCTTGTCTAACGACTCATCCTTGAAACAACGGTTGTAATCCCATCTTACAATACGAAACAATGTTTCAAAATCCAATCTTTCCATATCCTGTATTTTATTTAAGCTCAAACTTAATACCTTCCGGCAACTGAGAGCGGTCTACCTTATTCACAAAATCATCAAACTCTTCCTGTGTGATTTTTTCTCCATAACCGTTCCAGTTGAAAGACAAAGTGTTCGTGTGAGAATAATATATAACATTATCGGTAGACAACCCATAATCAAACACACAGAGCATTATCTTCTTTTCTGCTTCTGCTTGTCTGATTTTCTTATCGTATCGCTCACAAATTTCAGCACGTTTTGCCGCCATCTTTGCTTTATGGGCTTCCACTCTGCGTTTCTCTATATTTTCTGGGGAATAATGCCCGGCTTTAATACGCTCTTCAATAAGAGATCGTTCCTCGTCCGTTAGTGTTAAAACAAATCTTTCTTCTTCCGGCTTATATGGATTAACCCACTTCTTACCACACAATTTTTCAAGTTCCGCAATAAGTTCTTCTGATTCTCTTTTCCATCTATCCACGATCCCCAGATTGAAAAGCATATACCTGAAATACAACTTATCCTCAGAGGCTTTATATAATTCTACGCATTCTTGTTCTGATATACGCAAATACTCCATTGCCACAGACATACCACTTCTTCTAACGTGATATATGCCATTTTCCACCGGATGCATAGGAGCACCATAATGGTTACAAAGATGCAACGATATGAATTTCGCTAATTCCGGAAAATGTTTTGCGACTTCATCGTGGCAGCAGCCTCCTAAGTAATCCTCATATTTTCCATGCTTGTTTTTCCAGTCAACGTCGGCTGTTATGCTCCAGTCGCATATGTTATTTTTGCAGTCATCATCCAAAGAAATTCTAACTGTTATTCTATAATCTTCTTCATTTTCTGTAAAGAATTTTGTACCTGAATAAAACAGTTTGTTTGTAGTTTCCATATTATTTTAGTTTAATCATTACACTTATGAAAAATAAAATCTGCACACTCTCCGGGAAGTGTTCCTGCGTCATTACAACGGTAAAACCCTTGTGTTTCCAAATCTACATCTACCGGATAACCTTCTGCTGCTTCCAAGAAGCGTTGGATTTCCTCACATTCTTCATCCGTTAATCCAGTGTAATCATCATTGATTAACGGACAAGCCCAATAAGATGGCAACCTGTATCTTATTACTTTTATGCTCATAGCTTTATTAATCTACAGTTACTATTTTCAAATACCGGAACCTTCCCTTGTTCTCTAAAATAAGCAGTGGCCACCTTGAAAGCATAAAGCGGATTTACTTTCTGGATTTCTTGTTGTGATTTATAGAAAGATACTGGCTGGCATACATAGAAGTTTTCATTGCCAAGGCAACCGAAAAGCCAATCCATATTGGATCCACTGCAATTAGTACCTCCAAGTACGATCATATCGCACCCGGTCTTTCTTGTTCCCAAAATAAATGCCTTGTTCTTATTCTCTGGCTGCATAAATATCTCCTTGTCGATTATAAACCAGTCACTCTGGCAGCTCTCTACATCCCGGCGAACGATTTCGTCAATTTCATGGGCATATTCTTCTTGTGTTTTCATAAGATATGTTATTAAAAAAATGATAACTGAATGTATTTCTTAAAAGAAACTCCAACAAAATGTTACGATAAATTCTCCCATCCCGTATTCAGCAAGTTGCTTAAATGATTCTATCCCATTACAATAATAAAAAACATCATCATTATCATCATCGTTGATACTCAGCGATAGTTTGATTGTCGCTCTTTTATCGTCTCCTGTCTCCTTCCATACAATCTGACATTCTACGTATTCAGGCTCCTTACCTGTTCTTTCTACAAATTCATGAAATCTTAAATCAATTTCATGTTTGACTTCTTCAACGTTAGATATTATTACCTCATTTTCACAATCCCCGCAAATAGCATGCGCGAAAGATCCATCAAAATAATCTATTATTTCTCTGGTATTCGGATTTACTATGGCTTCACAGACAACATTTGTTCCACCACATCTTGTACATATATATCCCATAATTATCTGTTTTTAAAATGTTCAACAATTTCATCTACTGTAGCCTTACGCCACGCAAAGCAGGCCCCGTCTCCCCTGAACCGGAGCTCTTCGCACTTTACCCACCTGGCTCCTTCCCGCCCTTTCTATATACTACAAATCCTTTTTCTTTTAGGATATTAACCACTTTATCTAATTTATTTTCTACGTTCATTTTCATGCAAAAATTTAAAAACGACCCTCATTATAGTTGCGAAGTTCTCTACCTTAACCCACTCATGAGCTACTGCTCTAAGTACAGACGTTTCATATGTTGGGACATTGTCTTCTTCAACCACCTTACAAGAAGCCAGAACTCCTTCAGTCGGCTTTAGTCCACGGTCATGCAGCTCGCAGAGACCGTCTGGCCGGCGGAACACGCACCACCCGTCTTTCTCTGTTGGTTGGATCATCGCTATTGGTTTTTCTTTCACTGCAAGATACCCTACCATCCACATTGTTTCTTTTAACCTGTCAGCGTATCCGGCATCTATGATAGCCTCTATGTCTTTTGGCGTACCAATACAAGGAACCTTACACATATTCTTGCATTTATCACATGTACAAGGTTGCTCCCATCTGTTATGATCTATGCCAACCAACTTCTTTATCCGTTCTACTTCCTCTTTCATACTTCTTTTGTTAGTTCATCATAATAAGCTTTCAGTTCCGGTGAAGCGTATTCCATAAATGCTTCAAACAAGTAGGGTACCTCTATTATCATATTCACATTACAACCTTCTGCCTGTGAAAGCAATTCAGGATCATTACTGTACAGACACGCAACATGAGCACCTATATTAAATACATGCAAATCTATCCTTACGTATTCTATACATGAAGACAATGCATTAAACAAATTCTTTACTTCATTCTTGTCAAAAAGTTCTATAAATTCTCTCAACCCCATCATTTTACTACCCTTTCTACGTGTTTAATTAATACTACTGCTATCCCCTTACCGGTTTTTATCGCACATTCCGACCCTTTTATCCATTCTACACACCCTACATACTTTTCCGTAGCATGAAATCCGGGATTGTATTTTCCAGATGTACTGAACTCTACCGTATCCCCTACCTTCAGATCGTTAAAAGCAATAGACCATGTGGTCCAAATTCTGTCATGTCTCCCAGGCTGAATGGCCCCGATTACGCCTTTTTTACGACCGTTTTTTATTGCCCTTAGTATTATCTTCCTATCACCTTCGATAAGGCTGCAAAAGCGCCCGTAAAAGGTTAAATCAACCTGTTTTCCTCCTATTTCTTCTCTTATTTTTGTTATTCTGTTCATTTTCTGATTTTGTTTTATTTTTTTCTTTGTTTTTTCTATCTTCTATAGAAGATGATAATAACATTATCTTTTCTATGTTACAGATCGGAAGAGCGTCGTGTA